CTTCAAGGAATACGTGCAACTCCTACAGTTCGATCAGAACCCCCAACTGGTGAATTGGCCCATGACCATTTATGATACTAAGCTCTACAAGGGCGTTACAAATACCATAGATTTTGTCATACGTAACAACGAACGGCGCCCAATCAACTTGGTCGGTGTTGAACTGGAAGCGTTTGTTAGCACTAGAGCTACTAACGAGATAGTCTTGACCAAGCGAGTGGAAGTTACAGTACCTCTGCAGGGCAAAGCTAAACTCACGCTGGATCCGGGTGAAGTAGAAGATCTACCTGCAGGCTATTACAACTACAGCATACAAAACACCAACGTTAATGGCATAGCACAGCTGTACTACACTGACATAAATCAGTCTGGTGTTGGACATTTTGAACTGTTTGACGGCGTGCTGCGCACCATGGTACCCGCAGTTGAAGTAGAAGCTGCACAGTTTACTCAGACTCCAATTGGCAACAACGACGACTTGGCATTCCTAACTGGTGCATTCCCTGGTGATGCACAGACACAGCGTGCTAATGGCATGCACACTGTTGCAGTGTATCAGACTCGTTTCCTCGGCAAGTTCTTCATACAGGCTAGTTTAACCAACAACAGTCCAATGCCCAGCGAATGGTTTTTCATACCATTGGTCCCAGGACCAGATCCCATGTACACGTTTACCTACCTCAACAATGATGGATTAACACCTACACTGTTTAACTTTGATCTCAATGCATATTGGGTTAGATTTGGCTATATCCCTGTTTGGAGCGGTATTGACAGCCCGATCAGCGTGGACGAGTTTGCACAGCTGATCGTCAACGACGGCGTGTTCCACAAAATACTCTACAAGAGCTAAATCACTTGTGATAAAACGCAGGCTACGCTATACTCTAGCATGGCTCTGATGCATCAACTAGTAGCAGATAATCTACCGCAGAAGCGTAAGACCAGTCCTCGCGGCTGGCTTATGTTCAATGCACCCTGCTGCAGCCATCGCGGACACAAGCACGATACTCGCATGCGTGGTAACATGTTGATATTGCCAGATGGTTACATAGCTTACAACTGTTACAACTGTGGGTTCAAGACCGTGTTTGACAACGTCAACATCAGTCGTAACTTTGAAAATCTCATGGACTGGATGGGCATTCCCACAGAAGACATCCGACGTGTCAAGCTAGAAGTACTGCAGAACAAGCTAGATGGCGTTACTGCGGTGTCTGATCATAACGAGCTTAACTTTTTGCGCGAGTTCAAGGAAGTAGCGCTGCCAGAGAACGCACGCCCGATACAGGTCGTGATGGAAGATGATGAACTCGCTGAACAATTTGGTATGTGCGTGGATTATCTCGCTAGCAGAGGTGTTGCTGTAGGCGAAGGCTGGGACTATCATTGGACCCCCAGCACCAAGTGGAACTTGGACCAGCGCATCATCATACCGTTCTATTACAGAGACAAGATCGTTGGATGGACTGCTAGATATGCTGGTACACCGCCAAGCGGCACTCCCAGATACTACAATAGTGATCTACAGCCTGGGTACCTTTTTAATTGTGATGCTATAACTCGCGGTAACCGTAAATACATCATATTGGTAGAAGGTCCATTTGATGCGATAGCCATAGACGGTGTTGCTGCATTGGGTAGTAAATTAAGTAAACAACAGTTGAGTTGGTTAACCAGCACCAATAGAGAAATCATCGTATTACCCGACAGACAGCGGAATAACCAAGGTCTGATAGATATTGCATTGGATCAAGGATGGCAGGTCAGCTTTCCTGACTGGGAAGATGACATTAAAGACGCAGCTGATGCCAGTTGTAGATATGGAAAATTGTTTACCCTACGTACAATAATAGAAAGTAGGACCAATAGTGCATTGCAGATAGGAACAAAGAGGAAGATGTTTAAATGACCAAGATAAACCAACCGGATATATTCCGGGTAGACACATTTAACAGAAATGGAGGTGGGTGCATGAAAATCGTTTTATGTACCGGCGGCTTTTGACCCCGTACACAGTGGACATATCAAGTATTTTACCGAAGCACGCAGCCTTGGCGACATGCTGGTGATTGGATTGAACAGCGATGCCTGGTTGACCAGGAAAAAGTCGCAACCGTTCATGTCGTTTGACGAACGCCGTGCGATCGTTTCTAGTTTAAAACAAGTTGATCATGTGCTTGACGGCTATGACGATTCGGATGACAGCAGTTGCGATGCCATACGCAAGGTGAGAGAGCAATGGCCCAGTGCAGAGATCATATTTGCCAACGGCGGCGACAGAAGCAACAAAAACACACCGGAGATGCGCATGGCCTGGGAAGACGACCTGATTAAATTTGCCATGGGAGTAGGAGGCGCGGACAAAGCCAACAGCAGCAGCTGGATACTGCAGGAATGGAAGAGTCCTAAGACTGCGCGAGCCTGGGGCTACTACCGCGTACTACACCAAGAAGGCCGCGCAGTCAAGCTCAAGGAGCTAACCGTCGAACCAGGTCAATCTCTAAGCATGCAGCGTCACAACAAGCGATCAGAATTCTGGTTCGTGTCGCAGGGTACTGCTACTGTATATACGTTGGATATCAGCAGTGACTTAGACCTATTAGGCCATTACAATGTGAACGACTCCTTGTGGATCCGCAAGGGAGATTGGCACCAGTTGGCCAATGAGACCAATGATCCATTGAAGATTATTGAGATACAATATGGCGACGACTGCGTAGAAGAAGATATAGTAAGGATGGATGTGCATGGCTGATAGGTTTGGTAATGACGACAAAGAAGACATCAAGGATTATGGCGAGGACAAGCAAAAGCTGTTGATCAGCGTGCTACTGAGCAGCGAAGACATATTCACTCGCTGCGTCAACATAGTGAATCCTAAGTACTTTGTCAACAAGCTGCGCCCTGCTGTGCGTTACATGCTCAAGCATGCTGAAGAATATCGTGTGCTGCCAAAGATTGAACAGGTCAATGCAGAGACTGGATTGGAATTTGCCAGGATTGACGAGATCAGTCCAGGCCACCAAGATGCGTTTCTTGACGAGATCGAAGAGTTTTGCAAGAATCGTGCACTAGCAGATGCAGTATTGGCGTCAGCTGATCTCATTGACAAGGGCAACTATGGCGAAGTTGAGAAGCTGGTCAGGGAAGCTATCTTGGTCAGCTTGCAAAGTGACATTGGTACTGACTACTTTGATGATCCGAGAGCGCGTCTGCTCAAGATCAAGGACCGCAATGGGCAGGTTACCACTGGATGGAAGACGGTTGATGACAAGCTGTATGGCGGCATCAATCGAGGGGAGATCACCATCTGGTGTGCAGGATCCGGTGTGGGCAAGAGCTTGTTCTTGCAGAACATGAGCTTGAACATGGCACGCAATGGATTGAATGTGGTTTATATCACGCTGGAACTCAGCGAAGGGCTAACCAGCATGCGCATAGATAGCATGCTCACTGACATTGGTACCAAAGAGATCTTCCGCAATCTAGACACGGTTGAGCTAAAGATCAAAGCAGCACAGCGCAAGAGCGGTTTGATGCATGTGCGACAACTGCCGCAGGGCAGCACAGTGAACGATATCAAAGCATATCTCAAGAACTATGAGATTGAAACGCAGAAGCGGTGCGATGTCATGGTAGTGGATTACTTGGATCTGCTGTATCCAAACAACAAGAAGGTCAATCCAAGCGACTTGTTCATCAAGGACAAGTTTGTCACTGAGGAACTCAGAGGTCTAGCTGTTGAGCGCAACATGGTATGTGTGACTGCAAGTCAGCTGAATAGATCAGCAACACAGGAACAAGAACACGATCACAGCATGATCTCGGGTGGTATCAGCAAGATCCAGACAGCAGACAACGTGATATCGATCTTTGCTAGTGCTGCAATGAAAGAACGTGGACAGTACCAGATACAGTTCTTGAAAACACGTAGTTCTAGCGGTGTCGGCAGCAAGGTATACTTGGGATTTGATCAGAACACGCTGAAGATATTCGACTTGGATGAGGAACAACAGAGCATGCTACAGGGCGGCGGTGCCGGAGCAGATGTGTTTACAGCACTGCGCAGGAAGAACACAGGCGGTAATCCAGTAGACGAAAGCAATACTCCGGCTGCGTCGAGGCCCAATGTTGATCTCAACAAAAGCCTGTCTCAGCTGAGCAGCTTAACTAACTTGATCAGGCGCTAGGTGTGCCCGGTGCGGGTTTGCGATAGATGGTTCTTAGCCTGTTGACCACCCGCTGTGCAGTGCTGGTATCTGTGCTCATCAGCTTGGTGAATGCAGCTGCCAGCTCGCGTATCTGGTCTGGATCAGATGGTTCACTGCCAGCTCGCAACTGGTTAAATGCCTGTTTAAACAGTGCAGTATTATCCATGCCTAGATCGTTAGCTAGGGTTTCTACTGATATCGTACCCTGGTTTGGCTGCTTGGGTTCTGTCATGATATCTTCTATATCAGTGTCGTCTTGTGCTTGGTCTATGCTGCCTGCTTCTGGTGCTGCTGGCTCTGGCTCAGCTGCATCGCCACCTAATATGCTAGCACCATCGGCTTCTGCTTCAGCAAGGCGACGCATCAATTCTCGCATAGCGTCTGATTGCAGTGTGATATTCATAGACGGTCTCCGTGCCAGTTGTAAATGGTATTTATCACTGCTGTGACACTAGCTAAATACTTGGCATACCAAGAGGATCACCATGGCTGAAAAGATCAACAGCTTCATTGATGAGTTAGACAAGTTCGTGCCTGCCAAAAGCAAGCACACTGTCATAGAAAGTCGTGCCAGCCATATCATAGCCAGTGCAATCAATCTAGTACAGCTGATCCGAGAAAGCTATTCAGAAGAAGATGCGCAGGATCTGATCAAGCGATTGCATCGCAGCATAATAAGCGAGGATCAACGCAAGTTTGGCAGGAAGATCAAGGAATTGCGGGGAGCCGGCCATGAAACTAAGTGAGTATGCACCAGATAGCCAACAAGAATTAGACGAGATTTGGGCAGGACTAGGTACCTGGCTGCGCAGTGTTGTACCTGGTAACACTGGCAGCATGGCCGGCGGCGAACGCGAGATGAACAGATACGTAGCTAAGTTTGTTAACGATATGATGCGACTAGCAGGACGTTACAAAGATGAAGATGACAACCCTATAACCGCTAAAACATTGCATCAATTACCAACCAGGGCGTTATATCTATTCATGACTACCGGAGCGATGAAACTACCACCTGCAGAGATACAGGGGATACTAACTGCACTTGGTAAAAATAAAAAATTACGCATCCCAACTCCGCCTGGATTAAAAGCAGCTGATCTAAATTCAGATGATAGTACAATACAAAGTGTTTGGAATGTAACCGATCCTAAACTAGCAGAAGTACTGATAGACAAGCTTGTAAGCATTGCTGCATTACGCAAGATGGAAATTGAGAATCTCAATGGTGGTGCGCGAGCCCCGCAGGGAGCAGCAGGCGGAGCAGGCGGAGCAGGCGCAGCAGCAGGTGCAGCAGGTGCAGCAGCAGGTGGAGCAGCAGGTGGAGCAGCAGGTGGAGCAGCAGGTGGAGCAGCAGGTGGTAGTGCTGCAACTATACAGAGTTCTAACAATCGCATTGCTATGGCGCAAAAAGCGCTTCAACAATTGGCAGGTGTGGCATGAAAGCGCATGAATTTAGAGATGAATTATTTGAATCGTTAGCATACGATACTGATGCAACGACACTGCACCGACTCACTGAGATGCGAGATACGTTTGTCAGACCGTACAAGGCTTGGTTGAATAACAGCTTATATGCGACTAGATTAACTGAAGCAACTGCTATTGATCCAACTACCTATTCAAAGATCATGGCAGACTTCAGTGCGATGAAACCTGCTGGGAAACCAACTGCTGCGAGTTTAACTGATGTAGTACCAGAGAAGTTACAGCATCAATTCTACGACAAGATACCAGATGCTGAGAACAGCAAACCTGTTAAAGGATTTGCTGACAAAGCAAAGGCTGCACTCGCAGCAGTTAAAGATGCAGCCGCTAAGAAAGAATGGCTAAAACTTGCACAAACTGCTATCAAGAATCCAGATTTACAACAACTGGCATTGGTTGCACTATCTGGTGCTGCTGGCGCAGCTACATTGTTAGCTACAGCTAGTCCTCAGGCAGCAGGAGCAGTAGCAGGCGGATTAGCTAGCATTGCAAGAGCTAAAATGGCTGGACAAGATTGGAAATCAGCAGCCAAGGCAGGCGCCAAAGGTGCTGCTATGGGACTGGCAGCTGGTGCAATTGGCGGATTAGCTGCTAGTACTATAGGGCAACTTGGTCACGCACTGCTCGGTAACACCGGTACTGCTGTAGCTGATAACATCTCAGAGCCCGAAACTTACGATGGTCCAGAAGAGATGTTAGATGCCCTCAAGAAAATGATCAAAGCTGGTAAAATAACCGATCATAATAGTTTCAATGCAGCTATTAACGATTTGATAAAACACGATGCCAACACAGATCCCAGTTGGCAACAGAGTGACAAAGATGAACTTGTGGGGCTGATTAATAAGGCTGTAGGTAACAATAGCAACGGAACATTTACAGGTGGAACAGCTGAGATTGAGAAAGCGTTTGTTGGTCTCGAAAATCCAAATGCTGCCATAGGCTTTGATCGCGATATTGCCGGTGCTGCCCAAATGGGCAAAATGATGGGCAATGAGCAAGATTCATCTATGTTGTTAAAAAATGTTGTAGAATCTGTTGCGATAAACTATGCATTGCAGGTATTGCTAGAAGCTGAACCCACTCTTACTGACGAAGGTTTATATCTAGCACAGAAGAAAGCCGGATATAGCTATGACCAGATTAAGTCTATGTTTGACAAATGGGGGATTCCGCTGCCTGCTATAGCTGCAAAAGATGCTAGAACTACAAGTCAAGCCAAATCACAAGCACCGGCAGCAACTAGCACAACAGCACCTAACACAACAGCACCGGCAGCACCTAGCACAACAGCACCTAGCACAACAGCACCTAGCACAACAGCACCTACTGCAGCGCAGACACAAGCGCCTGCTATTAAGACCGGCGATGTCGCACTAGATAAAGAAGTTAACGCCAAGCTACGCAAAGAAGGCAAAGCTGCTGCCGAAGCATATCTACGAGAGATTA